ACACAAGCTCACGAAAGAATTCAGGGTATCATTAAAAAGATGGGAATACTGAAACATGAAGAGTATGAAATTATTAATGAGTATCCTCCTGTACGTGGCTTTATAGATTTAATTTTGGACTGGAATAATGAAGAAGTAATTGGGGAAATTAAAACTGCTAAGCAAGAAAATTGGGATAGCCATCAGGCAAAAATGTCCCCATCTTCAAACCATCTTCTTCAAATATTGACATATATGAAGCTTAGAGATGTAAAAGAAGGATTCTTCTTGTATGAAAATAAAAACACTCAGCAGGTTTTAATTATTCCTGTTCAGATGAATGATAAGAATAAAAAGATTATAGAAGATTTATTTGAATGGATGTGTCAAGTTTATGATAACTTTAGATCTGGAGAGCTTCCAGTCCGTCCATTTATTAAGACAAGTTCTGCATGTAAGAACTGTAAGGTTAGAAAAGAGTGCTGGTCTGGAGAGAATGGCACAATAGAAATTCCAGCATATGAGCCACCTAAATTATGATATGCTCTAACAAAGATTGTGCAAAGGATTTTAACCCTAAAACTCACAACCAAAAATATTGTTGTGATGAATGCTGCAGAGTTGCAACAAATAAAAAAATCATGGAAAAATACTATGAGAAAAAAGCAATTAGGTCTGGTGCAAAAAGAGAGTGCAAAAAATGTGGGTCTAGGCTTAGCAGATATAATCAGTCTACAGTATGCTCTAAATGTGAAAAAAATTCTGCGATACAAAACAGATCTTCTATTTTAAGGATGATTAATGACATTAGCTAGTTTAGTTAAAACTAAAGCAAACAGGGTGCTTGGCATAGACGCATCAACTAATTCTATTGCTTTTTGCTTGTTAGAAAATAATATTCCAGTAAAGTGGGGTAAAATAAATTTAACTGGTAATGATATATATGAAAAGATATATGATGCTAAATGCAAAGTGTTTGCAATTATGGATGAAATAAAATCTGATTATATTGCAATCGAAGGAGCCATACTTGTAAAATCTGCTGATGCTGTGATAAAATTATCTTATGTATACGGTGTCGTCATTGCTGAGCTTATGGCTAGTGGTTCTCGTGTTATTACTGTATCTCCTTCATCTTGGCAAGCACATATTGGAAATAAAAACCCAACAAAAATGGAGAAAGACAAAATTAGGTTTGAGAATCCTGGGTATGCTGAGTCATGGTATAAGGCAAAGATGAGGGATATTAGAAAGCAGCGCACTGTTGATTATTTTAATAAAAAATATAAACTTAATTTAGAAGATTTTGATGTAGCAGATTCATTCGGAATTGCTTACTATGCCAATGAGGTTTTAACAAAAAGATGATTATACAGATTATTGGACTCCCAGGATCTGGTAAAACAGAACTGGCAAAGGCTCTAAAAGAGCACATTAATGCTATTCATCTAAATGCAGATGAGGTTCGTGCAACAGTAAATTCAGACCTTGGGTTTAGCCCAGAGGATCGTTTAGAGCAAGCACGTCGCATGGGAGAGATGGCACGTCTAATTGCAAAGCAAGGTGTTGCTCCAGTAATTGTTGACTTTGTTTGTCCCACAGAGTTAACACGTGCAGCATTTGGAAAACCAGATATTTTGGTTTGGATGGCTACTATCGATGAGAGTAGATTTGAGGATACAAATAGAATGTTCGAAATTCCTTCAAGTTATGACATCTCTTTTGTAAGTCATGGATATACTGCTGAAGGAAAAGCATTAAAAATTATTAAGGATTTTGGTTTACACGATTGGTCTGCTCCAACAACTTTGATGTTGGGTAGGTATCAGCCATGGCACGAAGGACATCATGCACTTTACAAGGAGGCGGGGAAGAGAACAGATCAAGTACTATTAGGAGTCCGTAATACATACAACACAAGCGAAAAGGATCCACTTACTTTTGATCAAGTAAAAGGCTATATTGCTAAAGATGAGTTTATGGATGGTGCGATGGTGCTTAGACTGCCAAACATTACTAATATTGTTTATGGTCGTGATGTTGGATATAAGATTGAACAAATAGATTTGGGGGCAGAGATTCATGCTATTTCAGCTACTGAAAAACGCAAGCAAATGGGTATTTGATTACTTAGAAGAGTCTGGTCGTTTGATGAACGAATCAGAAGAGCGACTAATGTTTGGAGATAGAGATGAAAGTAAAAAAAAGTAGATCTCTTGCTAAGTCATTAACATGGAGAGTTGTTGCTCTTATAACAACATTTGTAACGCTATATGCTCTTAGTAAGGATATTAACATGGCTACCCTTGCAACAATTATAACAAATGCAGTTAATTTTGTTGCCTATTATTATCATGAAAGAATTTGGAATTCTGTGTCTTGGGGTAAAGAATGACAGTAACAAGGGCAAGATCATTTGTTAAAGCATTAAGTTATCGCATATGGGGAACGCTTTCTTCATTTATTGTTGCTTATGTTTTGACTAAAAATGCTACTCTTTCTGGCGCAATTGCATTTTGGGAAACAGTTGTTAAGGTATTTATCTATTATGCACACGAGCGTGGATGGAATTATATTCAATGGGGTAGAAAATGAAACTATATAAAAGTAAAGACTGGTTATATAGAAGATATGTTGTCCAAAGAAAAACCATGGAAGAGATTGCAAAAGAATGTGGCGTAACTACTATGACCATATATAGAGCATTAAAGGATAATGGGTTTATAAAATGAGTTTAGAGCCAGTGTTTCCAGATTCAAAAGGATTTAATTGTCAGGATTTGTACTTGCTTACAGTAGGTACAGAGGCAGGCAAGGAGATTCTTGAAACCTGCCATGAAATTGCACACATGCTGGTTAAAAAGAATATTGCTTATGGCAATTCAGCCTTGGACCCTGTACGTATATTTTCAAAGGCGGGTCCAAGAGAGCAGCTTCATGTCCGTATTGATGATAAATTAAATAGGCTTATGAAGGGTACAGAGTACCCTGGAGACAATGATATTGATGATTTAATTGGATATTTAGTCCTTCTTAAAATTGCTAAATTAAGATCTGAGTGATTTTAGTCAACTAGGATGGTATAATATCTTTATATGGATATCGAATTAGCAGATCATTTTGATCGAATGAATAAGGTTGTAGAAGAATTACTTAAAGGTAATAATCCTACTCAGATTGCCACTATAACGGGTTTTAAGAGGGCTGACGTTATTGGGTATATAGACGAGTGGAAAGAGGTCGTTAAAAACGATTCTGGGACTCGTGAGAGGGCAAAGCAAGCTATATCTGGCGCAGACCAACACTATGCAATGCTCATAAAAGAAGCCTGGAAGACGGTAGAGGATGCTGATCAAGCTGGGCAGTTAAATGTAAAGGCTACATCGTTAAAACTTATAGCTGATATTGAAAGCAAAAGAATTGGAATGCTTCAAGAAGTTGGGTTGCTAGATAATGCAGAGCTTGCAACTCAGTTAGCTGATACAGAAAGAAAGCAAGAGATACTTGTAAAAATATTAAAAGAAGTTACTGCTACATGCCCTAAATGTAAACTAGAGGTAGCAAAGCGTCTTTCTCAAATTACAGGTGTGGTTGAGCCAGTTGTGATAAATAATGAGCAATCAGAAGTATTGTAAGCACGTATATGAATATGTTTACTCCAATCCTTGTTCACTATGTGGAATGGAAACACATGAAACAGACTGGAATGAGCAGCACGAGCTTCATAGAGAATGGATATCTAGCGGCAAAGCAAGTTCTCAAGGTTGGTGGTCAATTTAATGGATCTTAACTTTAATGATTTAATTGATATATTAGACGGAGAAGAATTTGATGAAAGACCTGTAGATCTTAGAACATTTGTTACAGGCAAAGACTACCTAGGTCTACCACCACTTTCAGATTACCAGTATACACTTATTGAAAAAAGTTCTCAGATATATAAAGAGTCCACACTCATTAAACTGTTTGGAGAACAAGAGGGTAGAAATCGCTATAAACAAACATGTAATGAAGTAATTGCACAATTAGGAAAAGGTAGTGGAAAAGATTATTGTTCTACTATATCAGTTTCCTATATAGTATATTTACTATTGTGTTTAAAAGATCCAGCAACCTATTATGGTAAGCCTCCTGGAGACACCATTGACATTATCAATATTGCTGTTAACGCACAACAAGCAAACAATGTTTTTTTTAAGGGTCTAAAGACTAGAGTAGAAAGATCCCCTTGGTTTATTGGCAAGTATGATCCAAAAGCTTCTGAAATAAGATTTGATAAAAATGTAAATGTTTATTCTGGACACTCTGAAAGAGAAGCATTCGAGGGTTATAACGTTATAACAGTTATCCTAGACGAGATATCTGGATTTGCAACTGAAAATACAACTGGTCACGATCAGGCTAAAACAGCTGACGCAATATATGATATGTATAGAGGATCTGTTGTGTCTCGTTTTCCAGATTATGGTAAAGTAATTTTACTATCTTTTCCACGTTTCAAAAATGATCCTATTCAAAAATTTTATGATTCTGTAATTGCAGAAAAAGAAACTATAGTAAGAAGCAAAGTTTTAAAGATGGATGAAGAGTTGCCAGATAATATTGAAGGTAATGAAGTAGAAGTCCAGTGGGAAGAAGATCACATAGTCTCATACAAGATACCTAAAGTTTTTGCACTTAAAAGACCTACATGGGAAATTAATCCAACTAAAAAAATTGAAGACTTTAAAGTAGAGTTTTATAAAAATATGCCAGATGCATTAAGTAGATTTGCATGCATGCCACCAGAAGCAGTAGATGCATTTTTTAAATCACGTGAAAAGGTAGAAAAAGCTTTTAGTAACATGGCTCTTGGTATAGACCAGTTCGGAAGGTTTGAAGAATGGTTTAAGCCAGTAGAAGACAAAGAATACTTCATACACGTAGACTTGGCTCAAAAGCATGACCATTGCGCTGTAGCAATGGCTCATATAAATAAATGGGTTAATGTAAAGGTAACTGATAATTATTCACAGCCAGCTCCAATTATTGAAATAGATGCGGTTAGATATTGGACCCCAACTTCAGATAAGTCTGTAGATTTTACTGAAGTAAAAGATTATATATTGTCTTTAAGATCTAGGGGATTTAATATAAGAACATGCACCTTTGATAGATGGAACTCACACGATATGATGCAGCAGCTAAAACAGTATGGTATTAATACAGAAACTTTATCTGTAGCTAAAAAACATTATGATGATATGGCTATGGTAGTTCTAGAGGAAAGACTTTCTGGACCACATATAAAGCTGTTAATTGATGAATTGTTAGAGTTAAGAATTATGAGAGATAGAGTAGATCACCCAAGAAAAGGATCAAAAGACCTTGCGGATGCTGTTTGTGGATCTATATACAATGCAATAAGTATGACCAGACCAGACTTTGGTGCAGTTGAAGT